TTTTCTGCACCTGCACCTTGAGCTTCATTTGTAATATTAACTGACGCTGCATTGTTTTTAAGTATCTCCATAAATTTATCTTGATACTCTGGCGTTCCTGGTATTAAATTAGGAAAACCATCACGCATTTGTTTAGCTGTATTACTTAAAGCTTGTTGAGGATTTAAATTTTTAAATATTTGACTCTCAATTAATTTTTCTTGTATTTTTGCTTGATCTTTTTGAAATTGGAATTGTTGTTCTTTTAATTTTTGTGCATCAGCTCTAGTTTGAGCTTCATTACCTCTTTGCATTCCTAAAGCCAAAGCTTGACCAAAACCAACTGGCGTATTACTATAACCACTAGCCTCTAATAAACCTTGAGCCATTCCTTTACCTTGAGGAGAAACAATATAGTTTAATAAATTATTTGTTAAATTTGGTTTAGTTGCCATTTTAGGAGTAACATTGTTAGCCATTCCCATTTGATTATTCATAGCCATTTGTTGACCTAAAGAAGAAAAACCTTTTTGTTGATTTGACATTTTAGGTGTATTCATTCCATAAGCATTGCCTCTATAATTAGGTAAATTTGAATAATAATTTTGACCTGCTTGTAATGCACTATATTGAGGAAAATTTGGATTACCTAAAAAATTAGTTCCTGTGTATTCTTCTGCTTTGTATGGATTGTTATAATATTCTGGTCTATTTAATAAACTTACCATTAAGCAAATCCTCCAAGTAAGCCACCACCAATAGCTCCAAGACCACCCATTCCAAAGTTTTGACCAAGTTCATAACCTTGCATTGCTCCACCAAGTAATCCTGCACCTGTATTTCTAAAGACAGGTCTTGTTTGTGCTGTTGTTTGAGGAACTGATGCACCAATAGATGCTAAATATTCTCGTAATTTGTAATATGGTTTTTGTTGTTCAAAATCAAAACGAGCCATAGCATCTTGTATCTTAGCCATATCCATAGCATCGTTTTGTTGTCCTATTCCTGCAAGTGCTTGAATATCTGTGTAATCTGCTTGAGCTAATTGTGGTGCAACTGTGGTTGCATTAACCATGTTTTCTCTTTCACGATTATATTGATCGCCATACACTTGCGTTCCTACTTTACCAAGTTCACTAGCCAATACTTCTTGGTTAGCTGCACTTCCTAATCTTCCTGCTTTAGAGAACTGTGATTGAACACCACTTGTTACATCTCCTGCAATTTGATTATACAATGCTTGTGAATAAGGATTGCTTGTTGGAGATAAATAATCTCCTTGTAAAATTTTATTTATTTCGCTTTGTGAACTTGCAAGTAAAGGATTATTTAATGCTCTGTTAGTTGCTAATTGCATTGCTGCATTAGTCTCTGGTGCAAAATCTGTATATGTTTGATTTGGATAAAAGTTAGGAGTTGCTGATTGAAACAAATTTTGTGCTTGATCGAATGCTTCACTTACATAAGGTTTAACAAAATCCGATGGCTCTGCACTCGTTGTTGTTGTTACATTTGTTGGATTACTACCTTTACTCATTATAATTCCTTGCTAAATAAATATATTTTTTGTTCATATCCTTTTAATTTTTTTGCCCATCCTTTTCGCCCTGCAACCTCTATTGCTTGACACTTATTAAGTTTGGCAAACTTTTCTATTTCTGTTTGTATTGGCTCTAACCAATTTTCCATGTTGCTACCTCCTGCTAGGAAATAACGACAAATCTTTTTTTGTGGATACTGTGCAACTTCTGTTACAACTGCACATTCCACTTTTTTATTCCAACTAATAAAGAGTTGGAAGCTGTTATTAATTAATCCTTTTAAGATGTCATCTGCTGTGTAGCAGTCATCTAAAGCCTTTTTTAGTAAAGGCTCAGTTTCATTCCATATTAAATGTATATCTTCTTTTGGTACTTTTAATATCATCCAATAACTACATAACCAAACTTCTGATCTGTATTTGAAGAACTGGCATGAGTTAGTGTTGCTGATCCATCTGTTTTTGCTGAAACATATAAATTTGCTTTAGCTGTATTTGAATTAGCATTTGTTGGCTCAAGAATAATAACAGAATTAACTGATATTCTTTCATCAACTAAAGTTGTTGTTGTTTGACTTGCTCGTAAAGTTACATCTCCTGTTGAGTTTAACTTTCCATCAAGTGTATTGTTNACAGTATTAGAAATTAATCGTAAATGCTGTGCTTGNTTAGGCATTGACACAGGAACATTAAGAAATTGGTTTGTTGCCATTATCGTTTACCTGTTGGTCTAGCTGTTACATCAACACCAGACATTGTTAAAAAATTTCCAGTCGTTTTTACTCTCAGTCTGTGATACCTACTTGATGATCGCATAGGACAATCGCCACTACTTTGAATAGAAACAGGACTACCTACTGTAATTGTTTCTGTTTGTGAGCTTCTTGTTATAGGAGTAACTTCAACTGTTACTGCTGCTGAAGTTTTTGCATCTACTATTGGTCGAACATTAGTAATTGCACTCCTAGAATCTTTTGCTCCTTGAAACTCTGTTGTATCTATTGTTGCAGGTAAACTTCCACCAAGAAATTTACCAAACTTTTTTTCTGAATTAAATCCTGCTAAACCATAAACACCAGATGAATAATAATAACTATCTAAAGTTTTAGGCAAAGAATCTAAATCGCCAAGTACATCTAATTTTTCTAAAGTATCAAATGCTTCTTGTGATCCACTAGAAACAAATTGCAAGTCTAAGCCAGAGCCAGTTGCCCATTTATCTACTGAATAATTATAAATAAGTAATTTATTATTTATATCACTTGTGCCTTCTGCACCTGCTCCTCTATAAGACCAAACTGCAATACTGTTGTTTGGATCAATAGCACTCGACACTCCATCTAAATCACTAGATAAATCATTAAAAAAATAATTGTCCACTTTACCATTACCAATAGGTGTTAGTGTATCTCCACCAGATAGTTTATAAAAACCATCTTGAGCTAAGAAAAATATTTCTGAGCCAAATGAAACAATACTTTTAGGTATAAAAGCACCAATATTATCTGCTACTTTTGAAAACTGAAATATTAATGGAGTTCCGACATAATCCATTCGATAGATTGCTCGTTCCATAAATATTACAGCATAACTCTCTCCACCAACAATTCCCATTACTGAGCCATGTGATCCAACAATTTCTTGATACCCAGACTGAGTGTCTCCACTTGGAGTCCAATCTGAACTATCATTTATTGCTGACCATTTAACTCGTTGGTTATAAATTATTGTTTTTTCTAATTTATGAGTTTGTGATCCACCTGTTGCTGATAAAGTAATAACTGTTGCTGCTACTGCATTTAAGTTTGTTGTTGCTAGTTTAATAGTGTTAGCATCTATCTTAACAACATAGTAAGTAGCTTTATCAACTAAGTTTGTTAAAGCAGTATTACCATTTCTATCATAAACAACTGTATCGCCAGTTAAATATCCATGACTACTAATTGTTATAGCATTGCTAGAAATAGTATTTGAGTCAAAACTTTTCTTCGCTTCATACTCAGACACAAAACCACTAAATACAAAGTCTCTTACAACACCTAAATACTTAACTGTAAAAGTAACTAAGTCAGAAAAAAGAGAATCAGTTTTCTCGTTAAGTTTNTGTATTGGATCAGTACCATTTGAACAAATTATATTATCGCCAAATTGTGTAAAGCTCCAAAAATCTCTTGAGCCTTCTGTTGTCTTAGAGTTATAACCACCAGACTTTGATATATCAGAAAAAGCCAAACCAGACATTCTATATAGTTTGCCTTGATCTCCTGCATAGTTAATTGTTCCATCATCGCCAATACTAGAAAATAATCCAGTTGCATTATTTGTTAATGCGTTAGAACTTAAAGCTGTAAAACTAGGAAACGATTTATAACCAACTGCTAGAGGTATAACATTATCAACTTGTATTGATCCTGTATTTTCATAAGTTGGCAAATCTGCCTGTAATTGTCCAAATTGTATGTCTGGCATTACACCACCATTTTAGCTGACATCATTAAAGGAGCAGACGATGTTCTACCTCTTTGTGCTGACTCATTAGCTGTCATAACTCCTTCTTTATATAAAGCTGCCCAAACTTGCAATCGTTCATCATTCATTAAAAATGGCTCACTTTCTGCTAGACAAGCATATAAATATAAATCTGGAAAATTTGTTAAAATCAAATTATCTGCATTAGTTGATGACAAACCTGTTGGTCTTTTAAAAAATCCTAATTCTAAAACTTTTGCTGCATCTGGTTGCATACCGAGTAAAATTTTACTACCAACAATCGTATAGTGAGTTGGACTACCAGATCCTTCTCCTGCATTATACACTCGCATAAAATCTGGAGGTGCAAGATAAGTTAAAAATGTATAAGGGCTTGTTTGTAAAGCTGCATATCGCATCTCAAGATAACCTGTTGGCAAATCATACGACTGAGTTCCAGAAACAGTTGTAATTGATGTATCAATAGTTTCCATTTCTCTAAGTCTAAGATCTCTTGCCATACGAGACTCAGCTAAATCAATAAATGTATCAAGATAAGATGATAAATCTGTCCTGTTTAAATATGATGCTATCTCGTTCTTGAGAGTAGTATATGAAGTTAAAGCCATTATATATTTCCATTATAAGTTTTAAAAAATCTGTTGTCTGGATCATTAAGCCATTTTTTAAATGCTTCTTTATCCTTAATGCCACCTGCTTGATTCATAATTCCTTTTTGTGCTAATTGTTGCACAACAACTAAAGGAATAGAAGCAACCTTTGTCATTCCTGCGTGTTTACCTAACTCGCCTTGTAACTTTAGTGCATCATTACCTAAATTAGACTCTTTTCTATTCATGTCTATTATAGGCTCAACATCCTGCACATCTTCAAAGTGATATTTATTCTCGCCTTCGTCAATGTGCATTCTTGTTTTTAAAGTTGATGCACTATTTGTATCGTCTATCCAAAGTTTTTTTGTCATACCATCTCGGT